ATATTCTCAAGTTTTAGGTCAATACGAAAGATTACTTACTAATTTAGATAACAATAATAAAATTCCAGAATTTAAAAAAAATTATACTAAAAAAATAGCATGACAATTAAAGCGCCATTATTTTTAAGAAAAAAAGAAGTTTGTTTGAGATATGGAATTCCTGAAAGCTCATTAAAACACATGGTGTCTGCTAGATATAAATATCAAAAGCCTCCGCATAAAAAAATAGGTAGAACAAGTTTTTATGGTCCAACAGATCAATTAGACGCTTGGTGGAACTCTGATTTAACTGGAATTAAAATACAGAACAACACGGCGAATACGGCGATTAAAGCGACTAAGCTAAAGTTAGCTAAGTAGAAGTTCTAAGTAGTCAAGGCTGACTACATTAATAGACAAGTTAGACATAGGAGATTACATAAGCTCTTATGACAAACACAAATATAATTTTAGATAATAATACAAAAATTTTAGATCCTCTTGCAGAAGCTAAAAATATTAATCCTCCATTCGCAATTAAATTAAAACTTTCTCACCACTCACCTACTCAATGTTTAATGCCAGATGGTCCATTCATTTATAGATATGTAATCTGCGATCAGACAACTAGAAGATTATTTGAAGGTAATTCTCAAATGGCTGCAGGTGTTGCAGTCAACAATGCTCTTCAATGGCATTACGCTGACATTCTTTGGAAACTAAGCCCAGCAAATAAATTAACTCCTACTAATCATATTAAATTAAAAAAAGATTTCGCTATTAAAGCAGCGATGGAAGAATTCAAACAATACAAGCCAGCTAACGATAAAGATCAAGCAAAGAAAGATCATTATCTTGAAACTTTGCCTGTAACGATTGAAAACGCTTTCCAAGCAATTGGAAAATTAGCTAAGGTAGAACCTGTTACTTGTGAAAATTATGTAACGATACCTGGTGATAGTCTTTCTCTCTCTCTTGCTATCATTGGTCGTTCAGATTTTGAATTTGGTAACTTCGGCTTCAAGTCTTTGGCAGCTGGTTCGGAAAAATCGTCTCCTAGTGCTGCTGGATCCTTTCTCCTTGAACTGAAAACATCATGGTCAAGACCAGGTAAAGCTAAAAAAGATGGTTCTTTGTCGTTCGCATCTTCGAAAGCTCCTACCTTAGCTTCTCAAAATCATTTAATCCAAGTTGCCTTTTATGCAGCTGCTTATAATTTTAAAATTCCAGTTAAACTTTTATATGTAACAGAACAAGACACAGCTTTGTTCGATAGCAGTAATTGTGAATGGTTAACTGTTGAAGGATTAAAGAAAAATTTTAAATATATTTTAAATGTAGCAAAACGAAGAGAGCGTATGTTTGCACGCTATCAAGACTTACCAGTTGATGAAATAAAAAAATCTTTAATTGCAGATGTTGATCCACAATTCGATCATCCATTTTATTGGAACATCGGCAGAGAATTTAAAGAGCAAGCTAAGGAGTTATGGAATGTGTGAATACAGAATTAAATATATTGGTTCATTAATTTTAGAGGACCGCATACTTCGCAAACAAATAAGACGTAAAAATATTTTCTTAGCAATAACAACACTAACAATAGGAGTAATAATAATATGGCTGATAAAATAATTCAAACCATTAGCGATTTTAAGAACAGTCTTAATGGTCAAACAATATCAATTCATGGCAAGGATTACGCTACAGTTGCTCATCGTATAGCAATCGTAAGACGTAATCTTGGATCTGATTTAGATATAGTAACTAAAATAATTAACTTGGATAACGATAAAGCTGTTGTCCAGGCTGATATATTCTTAGAAGGAAAGCACGTTAGTTCTGGTTTAGCAGAAGAGTTTAGATCTGCATCAAGAATTAATCAAACAAGCGCACTAGAAAATGCTGAAACATCAGCTGTTGGTCGTGGTCTTTCATTCCTTGGAATAACAAACGATCAGATTGCTTCTGCTGAAGAAGTTAGTCTGGCTATAGAACAACAAGATAAACAATTACAAAAGGCTTTAACAGAGCTGGAAGTGATCTCACATCTTGGAGCCTATAAATCTTGGCTGTCAACTTACAAACCTTCCTTTCAACAATTGAAAGAGAAAAATCCATTATCTTACACAAGATTTATGGAGAAGTTCACAGCAATAAAAACAAACCTAACAAACAAAGGAGTTAACCTAAATGGTTGAAGATAAAAAGAAAAGTAATCTTGGTATCGCAGTTCCTCAAACGAATAAGAAAGATCCAAAGTCATACGACTTGTCAGGATCATTCGAAGTTTTAGGAATAAAATACAGATTTGGTGCTTATAAATCAGTAGCTACTGGAGAAGGTAAAATGTCCAAAGGTTCTGAATATTACTGGTTTCACAGAATTGAATTGCAGGATGATGCCGCAAAAAAACCTGCTCAAACATCTTTTGATCCAAACGAATTGGAGAAAATGTAATGGACACAGATAAGTTTAAATCGGTTGCGATCAATATGGACACTTACAAACGTATTGAGGAGCTTGCGTCTAAACGATTTGAGCTGCCAATCAGTATGAGTAAAACAATTGAGTTCTTTATTAAAGAAGCTCATCAAAACTGGAAACCAAATGGAAAACAGCAATCTAAGTAAAAGATTGAACTCCATTCGTAAAGAAAAGGAGCAGGAGTACGGACCATTTAAAGAAAATATGAAAGATATTTCTATTATTTGGTCTGCACTTCTCTCTGATCTTTTAAAAAAGAAATTATCTCCGCACCATGTTTGTCTTATGTACACAGCAGCAAAGTTAATAAGAGCAGCTCATCAATATAAAGATGACAGCTACATCGATGCGCTGAACTATTTAGAACAAGCAAGAATGATGCACGAGCAACATGATCTGCAAGAATTTACAGAAAGATTTTAAACCTATGAGCATTATGGAATTTAAAGCTAATTTAGAAATCTCTCACAGAGATACAATTGATAATAAAAAAATAGAAAAACTTTATAAAATTTATATTAGAAATTATGAAAAAAAATCTTAATAACATTTATGTATTTCCAGGAGTTGTTAATCCCAAAATACAAAAAGTTGAACTAGATATGACTTCAACAGAGGAAAGAATGAACTATATATTTAATTTAGACGATTACGAATTTGGCGCTCAAAACATTACACAAAAAGATTTAGAAATCCTTGCTGATTATGCTGATGTGATGAACTTTACTGGTCTAGCTGCAAGAAGATTAATTTCAGTCTTAGCCATGACAGTTGTCAGAACTGAAGCAGTAATCAATGAAATTGAGGAGGAAAATTCATGAGAAGAATTTATAAAACAATTATAGGTGAAACTGTTTTCTTAAATAATGAAACAGGCTATTGCAAAAGATTAGATGGCACTCCTTGGTACATTAAAGATTTAAACCATACATCAGGATATTTTTTAAGAATAGGAAATACATTTAAGGAGTTTCCTGCAGCCTGTTTTGAAAACACAGCAATTGCTTCAAAGGAGTTCGATTTCAGTAATGTGAAAGAACAAATTAACCAATTTAACCAGGAGGTAAATTATGCGAAAGCAAATTCATCAAACAGCTGAAGATCAATTGAATAAAATGATCGGAGCAAATCTAAGGTACTGCAGAGTTCTTAGAAAGCTAAGTATGACAGATGTGGCTTCATTTATAGGAGTTACACATCAACAGGTTTATAAATATGAGACCGGTCTTAACTCATTAACTATCTTTAGACTTAAACAGTTTTCTGATTTTTTTAAAGAAGAAATAAAAAACTTACTAAATCCTGACTACATATCAATTATGTGCAGATTAGTTGAAGCTAACTTCTTTAATACTTCAGAGACTGAATTTAAAGTTGGATCTGTAGATCTTAGCACCATGTCTGATCTGTCTAAGAATGTAAGAGTTAAAGACTTCCAAAACGCAACACTCCATCTAAAATTTGAAGGAGCTAACAATGGCAATAATTAAAGTTGATGATGTTGAGATTGAATTTCAAAAGCAACATCCAGAAGTAAGCTCTAAGTGGTGTGTATATATTAAAGTAAGAAAAGGCGATCATGAAAAATTATTAGCGATGATTATGACTGACAATATGCCTTTCACTAACTTTACTAATAACCAAGGCAACATCGTAATCAAAACCGATGCAAACACAGTAACAAGGATATGTCAGTAATTGTGAAAACCAGTACAGGCAATTGTGATTTTATTTTGGAGCAAGAATATCCAGATGAGATTACAGCTGCAGCTCCGGCTGAAGAAGGAAAGAAAATAAGTGATGCAACGTTTTTAAACGTAAAAGTTTTTAACGTTAAATATAAAATTAAACAGGCAATAGATGTTGGAACTAATACAAAACCTTCTTTGGATTGAAATGTTTTTTATAGCGGCGATGCTATTACTGTATTTACTATGGAAAAATAATGATTGAATACGACAGCAAAATATTAAGATTAAAAAAACAATACCAAGGATTGTCTAGGTTAATGACATCTATAAGTGATCTATACATTTATGGAATATATCCGCAGAATTATCCTAATTTATCTGTAGTTTTGGACCAAACTAAAGATCACGTTAAACAAATACTAAAGGAAACTAAAGCTGAGATAGCTCAATTAGAGGAGCCTCACAGTAAATATGATTTAGTTCCTGGAGATACTGTTGAGATTATTGAAGATTATGAGTGAAATGATTGAAATAAAATTAGAGGATTTTCAAAGGCTAGCTGAAGAGAATGAGAATTTACAGAAGATGATTGTAGATAAGAACCAAATAATTGCCTCCTTAGAGGATAAATTAAATGAAATTAATGAAAAATTTAAGAAAGACTAAAAAAGACATAACAGGTTACTATGGTGATGGTAGAGGAAATTTCTACACCTTGTATAAAGATGGTACAAGAGTTCTTGCCAAATCCAATAAAAATAAAGCAAAATAAAAATAAATTTGACTCCAGAGTGCTTGCTGGTTTATTTTAATAATACAATTAGAAAGTAATTTAGTTTTTTAACAAATAACTTTAATTGGTTCTTAACTAAATAGAAAGCAGGAACATTAGGTTACGTTATGAACAAAATAAAAACAATTACTCTAGCAGGCAATCAACAATTTTTTTACTCTAAAGCTAAATCTTTTATTGGTGGAAATTTAGAAGAAATAAAATTAAATAATAAATATTCTTTTATTGTGGATGCTGAAGGTAAATTAAAAAAATTACCAAAAAATATTAAAGCTACAAGACTTTACAACTACTGTTATAAAACTAACGATTACCTTTGCGGTAACGTTTTATTAATAAAATATAAAAAAAAGTTTGATTAAGAGGCTCAGATTTTAACGATCCAAGCCTCCGATGAGTTAGTGTATGTACTAACTTTTAAATATTGTGTCGTGATTTAAAGCTCTTTGTTTTGCTTTTACTCTTTCCTGACGTTCTTTAGGAGTACCAACTAAGGAATGATTACCATAAATACCGCTAGTTGTTTGGAAACGACTATGACCAAGAACTGATTTAACGTAGTTAGCATCTAAAGTTTTTTCAGAATTCATAGAGTTAATAAGCATTGTTGCTAATCTATGTCTAAAAGTTTTCAGAGGTGCGCCTTTAAATAAAGACTCAACAACCTTAATA